GGAAAATATCTTCAATTGATAGTACCACAATGGATAGAGAATCAACTTCCGAAGGAATTAAGGATAGAATTAATAGAAAACAAGATCAAACTCAATCCTCACGAACAACAGATAAAGGAAAGCAACACGACACCACAAATAACTTCATGGGAAGTAAAATTAATGCCAATGATAAGCTCACCAATCAATCAGATGGAACCATATCTACTAACAATAACAGTAAAGATCAATGGGAAATTAAAACTTCAGCACTTCAAGATAATGCAAGTAATGATGGTAGAGGATCTCAGAAATCCACAAGGACAATGGATAGGGATCAAAAATGTATGGAGAAAGATAGTATGGTTACCTCTTCAGTATCAGATACCAGAACAAATGAAGGAGGATTTAAAGCAACACCAAATTCACTTAATGCTGGAACTGTAAGTTATTCACTTAAACAACAACCAAAGAAACTAGAAAACCATGGAGTTTTTATCAAAGCACCAGTATGGTATAAAGAATCATACAAAGTGGAAGATGGATTAATGAGAAGATATAATCTTAAACAATTTAGTCAGATACATTCATCACATATAGATAGTATAGTTACACAAGAAAATCCGAACACACAAGAAAGTCCAACAATGAGCCCTAAGTTCAATTTGAGACAATCTACAATGACTGATAGACAAGAAATAGTTAAGTTCAATGAAGATGGAACAAAAGAGTCTGTAGGAGTAGGTGTATTAGCAAATATGGCTGGAAAAGTAGTATTAGTTACAGCAAGTCATAATTTGCCCCTAGGATCAAATGGAGTAATGCAAGGATATAAAGTAAAGAATACAAATTACTTTGATAAAGATGCAGATACAATATTAAATGTTATTGGAAGACATGCAACGAAAGATATGGCATTATGTAAAGCAGATGGAATACAAGCATCACCATTTAAGATCGCAAGCGCACTACCTGCAATTGGAAGCACTATTATGGTACTAAGAGCTGGAAGAGCAGAAGGATCAAAAGTAGGAACAGCGGAATTTAGTATTGGACAAATATTAAGTATTGATTTAGATCAAATTTGTCACAACGCTTTTACTATTCCAGGATCAAGTGGAGCAGGAGTATTGGCTTGGGTGGACTCAGCATGGCAATTAGTTGGAATACACACAAACGGATTTTCAGCATCAAATAAATGGAATATTGCTCAAACAATAGTAGGATGCGGCTACCAAGATTTTGGGAGCAACATCATTAATTAAAACATTCAGAACCCCCTTGTCAAGGGATGTAGCACCGGGAGAGATTCAACAACGAGTTAACGCACGTGAATTACCAATAGAAATGCTACAGTTTAAGGTACATGGCAAGGTGAGAAATAAATTTAAACCCCCGGCCTATAAGAACCAAAAAGACTTGATAATGATACAAAAATTAAGAGCAGCAGGATTAGAACCACAAAATAAATATGAAATTTGCCCATTAACAGAAAGAGGAATGCTTAGATCATTTTTAAAGTATTTCAACAAAAAACCTTTTAGAGCTAATGAAAAATTTCTTGAAAAAGCGTACCATTTTGCAAATAAAATGTATGGAGGTATTTATAATGTTAAATCATATGACACAACTTATGTCAAAGAAGAAACAATGAGTGGAATTCCTTGGGACAGCAGCAGTTTCTCTAAAGGAGAAATACTAGCTGATTTCGATCCAGAGTTAAGGGAGTATTGTAAGAACCCCTCTGGTCCAGTAATATGGAAAGGAATCGGAAAGGTAAATGAATTATTACCTATAGCAAAGGTGCTCAATGAAGAACCTCGCACACTTATTTTTCCACCAGTTCATTTCTTAAAACTATGTAGTATGTTTTTTGATAATTTTGATGATGCATTGAAAACACAAAAAGGGTGGAGTGCATTTGGATTTAACCCATACAAGGGAGGATATAACCTCCTTTTTCAAAAATTAAAGAAATTTAAACATCTGTTCAAAGGTGATGTTAAAGGATTTGACAGAAGTATTCGCAAGATATTATTAGCAATGTCATATGAGATCAGAAGAGTAAATTCTAACTGTCCAGATGACCCAAGATGGGAATATATAATTGAACATTGTTTGGTTAAAGAAGTCGCATTACCAAACGGCTACTTAATTTGGATAGAAGGAGTAGCATCAGGAGGCAGAGACACAACAAGCACAAATATAATAGTACATACAATTGTTCAATTTTATCACTGTATTAGAATGTACAGTAAATATGAACCATATGAAAATGACGAAGATTTATATGAAGCAATTATTAAGGATAATTTCTTCTTCGATTTTTCAGACGATCACGTGGCAGGTTCAAATAAAGAATGGATAGCAAATAGAGACGCAAGAATTAGATCATATGCAGATTGTGGAATGGAGTTAAAGATGGAGGAAGATATAAACACTGAAGATCCAGTAGATTTAGGATTTCTAGGAGGAGAAGTAACATGGAACCCAGAGATAGGACAATATTTACCTATGTACAATAAGGATAAAATATTGGATAATTTAGCAAGAGTAGTAAACTTATCAGATGATCAGAAAAGAGACAGATTAGATGCACTTATGCAATTAACCTGTGCAGACAAAGACATGTATGAAAAACTTGCTTTTGTCTTCATAGAGCTATTTGGAAAACAACCCAGAACTAGAAAAGAAATGTTAGCACATTGGTCTGGGAATGAATCATTTACTTTTTTTGATGATTCGATCACATATGAACTCTTACACGATATGAAACGCAGGCCCACTGCAAATGGTCTAAGTGGGACGGACCATGAAAAACATAGTAGAAGAATGGATGGAAAAGAACAAACCATCAGTTTACTCAACAAGACGTTACTCGGCTCTGGCAACCATGCTAGCAGGCCCAAGTTCAATGCCAGACCTAAGTGAAATATTCGAGGATTGGCTAAAACTATAACCAGAAATAAAAGGTTTTCTGGACAAAAACCCCAAGCTTAAGTAAAAAGGTTTGGAAATAAACAAAGAAATAAAAGGTATGGTGAC